CCGACCAGCAAGCCGGTCACCAATGCACCTGGCGGTACGAAGAAGCAGGATACCGCACCGACTGCAACGGACGAGTACAAGTGTGCGTTCTGGGATATGATCCGCAACAAGGGCGATCAGCTTGCAGTCCGCAACGCACTCTCTGTCGGTGAGGACACCGAGGGCGGATACACCGTTCCGGTCGAATTCGAGCGCAGACTAATTCAGGCACTCGAGGAAAACAACATCTTCCGCCAGATGGCAACGGTCATCAAGACTAACAGCGGTACCCGTAAGATTCCCATTGCCAACGATACGATGGAAGCGCAGTGGATCGATGAGGGAGAAGAGATCCCGGAGACCGACACCAGATTCGGTCAGACAACCCTCTCCGCATATAAGCTCGGTACAATGATCAAGATCAGCAATGAGCTTCTGCACGACTCCGCTTTCGACCTCGCATCGTATATCGCTGCACGTTTCGGTGTGGCAATGGGCAATGCCGAAGAGCGTGCATTCTTCACTGGTGACGGTGATAAGAAGCCTCTCGGTATCCTCGATGAGACCGGCGGTGCGCAGCTCGGTGTGACTACCGCATCCCAGACTGCTATCACTTTTGACGAAATTTTCGACCTCTACTACAGTCTGAAATCTCCCTACCGCCGCAACGCTGTATTTGTCTGCAATGAGACCATTCTCCTGCAGCTTATGAAGCTGAAAGACAAGAACGACGCATATATCTGGAAGCCTTCGCTGGACATCGCCAAGCCCGATACTATTCTTGGCAGACCGGTTCGCACCAGTTCCTTTATGCCGGCAATTGGCAAGGGCGAACGTGTGCTTCTCTTCGGCGACATGAAAAATTATTGGGTGGCTGACCGTCAGAACCGCATCTTCCGCCGTCTGAACGAGCTATATGCACGCACCGATCAGGTCGGCTTCATGACCACCCAGCGTGTGGACGGCCGTTTGATTCTGCCGGAATCTGTGAAAGTACTGAAAATGGCAGGCACTAAAGCAGCCGCAGGCGGCAATGCCTGATGAGGGCAGATAAATGAATCTGATTTCACTGCCTGAGACAAAAAACTATCTCCGTGTAGACCACTGTGAGGATGACAAGCTCATCCTCACTCTGATCGATACGGCAAAACGGCTGGTGCAGGACGTCGGCAGAATGGACGAGCAGGCGCTTGCGGTCAATGAGGAAACCACCCGGCAGGCTATGCTGTATACTGTTTCGTACCTCTATGAGAACCGCAACGGTGCTGACTACCACAAGCTGACACTCACGCTCCGGGCGCTGCTCTTTGCGCAGCGGGAAGGGATGATCTGATGGAGATCGGAACGCTGAATCAGCGCATCGCCTTTCTGGAACACAGCACGAAGATAGACGGCATCGGCAACCACACAGCCCGGTGGGAGGAAGCCTTCTCCTGCTGGGCTGCCGTGTCCGTAAAGACATCGACGGAAACAACGGATGCAGGCGTGACGCAGGAAGTCGTATCGCTGGAATTTACCGTCCGGCAGACACCTGATACCAAGCGCATCAATACCACCACGCACAAGCTCCGCTTCCGTGGTCTGGTGTATGATATTTCCGGTGTGCTGCCGAATTATAAATCACTCGACTATATGAAGATCACGGCAGGTACACGAAAGGCTGGTGAGCAGGATGACTTCGATTGACGATATGGCGCAGGAGATCATGCGGGGGCTGACGGAATATGCAGACCTTGCGGATACTGCCATGAAAGCGGCAGTCAAAAAGACAGCCACCTCCGTCAAGAAGGAAATCTCCGCCAATGCTCCGAAGCGTACCGGACGGTATGCAAAAAGCTGGACGACCAAGAAAACGAAGGAGAACAGCCACTCGCTGGAAATCACTGTTCACTCGAAGAACCGCTACCAGCTTGCGCACCTGCTTGAAAAAGGTCACGCCAAGCGGAACGGCGGACGTGTATCCGGCAAGCCGCATATCGCGCCTGCGGAAGCGCACGGCGAGGAAATGCTCACGCAGCTTATCGAGGAGGCGCTGTCATGACCTATGAAGAAATCAATGAAATGATGGTGGAGACAGGCTTTCCCTTTGCCTACCACCACTTTGCCGAGGGCGAGTCTCCACGACCGCCCTTTGCGCTTTTTCTGTCGCCCGGTGAAAATACATTCGGTGCGGATAATCTGATGTACCACAGCTTCAAACAGCTTGACATCGAGTTATACACCGACCGGAAATCCCCGGAGGCGGAGGAACGGCTGGAGGAAGTCCTCCGGCTGCACAACATCTACTACACGAAAACCGAAAGCTGGATCGAGAGCGAGAAGCTCTACGAGGTGCTTTACGAAATGGAGGTATAACAATGGCACTGCAGAAAAACAAGGTGAAGTTCGGTCTGAACAAGGTGCATTGGGCGAAGATCACGGCATGGTCGGACGAGGGCGTTCCGACATTCGCAACGCCTGTGCGCCTGCCCGGTGCAGTTTCCCTGAGCATTGACGCGAATGGCGAAAACGAGAACTTCTACGCTGACAACAGCGTGTATTATGTCATCAACAACAACGCAGGCTATGACGGCGATCTGGAGGTCGCACTCATCACAACCGATTTTGCAACGGCAATTCTCGGTGAGCAGCTTGACGCAAAGGGCGTTCTGGTGGAGCGCAACGATGCGGAAACATCGCAGTTTGCTCTTATGTTTGAGTTCGACGGCGACAAGAACCACATCCGTCATGTGCTGTACTGCTGCTCTGCGTCCCGTCCTGCGACTGAGGGTGAGACTACCGAGGAGAGCAAGAGCGTCAAGACGGAAAAGCTGTCCCTCAAGGCATCGGCTCTCCCGAATGGTCTGGTGAAGTCCAAGACCTGCGAAAGCACTGACCAGACCACCTACGATAACTGGTACAATGCGGTCTATATGCCGACTGCCGCAACTAATAACAGCACCGGTACTCGTTCCACATCGACCAAGTCCGGCAGCGCGACTGAGTAAGGAGGTACAGCATGGCTATTAAAAAGACGATTACCGTTGACGGCATCGAGGTGCCGTTCAAGGCGAGTGCCGCTGTGCCTCGCCTTTATCGCATCAAGTTCCGCAGGGATATTTACAAGGACTTCGCTGCGCTTCAGACCTCTGTGCAGGATGACGATGAGGAAGGCTCTAACCTCGACATCGAGAGCCTTGAAGTGTTCGAGAACATCGCATACATCATGGCGAAACACGCTGATCCGGAAAACGTCCCGGACAATCCTGATGAATGGCTCGAAGCGTTCAACACATTCTCCATTTACGAGGTGCTGCCGCAGCTCATTGAACTGTGGGGACTCAACGTGGAGACACAGGCGGAGTCTAAAAAAAACATCGCAAAACTGACCGCCCGATGACAACGCCCCTCTTCCTTCTCCGATGTGTGCAGATCGGGTTGTCCCTCTCGGAGCTTGATCTGCTCACAATCGGAATCGTGAATGATATGTTCACCGAAAAGGAAAATGACGAATATGACGGCTGGCATGAGGTCGCTGGACAGGCGGACTTTGATAATTTCTAAATAACCTCTTTACTTTTTCCATTTCATGCAGTATAATAAAGGAAAAGAAACTAAGGGGGGGTAATATGAGCAACTTCAGAGACGAGGATTATGTTTATATTCTTGGGGACTGTCTGCACGATATTTTTTATGTTGATTCTTCTTACCGAGGAAAGATTGCTCAAATGAGGGTTCTTTCTGAGATAATAGTAAGGAAGTTGATTGACTTTAATCCAGATGATCAGCTGACAATCGGTGACAAAGAAGTATTAAAAACTGTAAAAGCACTCACTTACGGCGATCATTTTAAGAAATGTATTCTTGCTGTTAAGAATGATACAAATGATTATTGTGCAGCAAATTCTTGTTCGCATTCAAAGGTACGAGCACAGATCACAAAGGACGATTATAGCAAAATTCATGATCATTTACTTGACTTGATTTCATGCTTATTTATTCAGTTTTTCTCAAAACATTCTTTCGGTACAAACAATCAGATAGTTAGGTGCTTTTCCTTACTTCCTCCTATTATTCGATACAAGGTGTTGTGCTATTTGTACTCTATTGACAATAATAACAAAGCAGTGATTGATAAACTGGTTTTAGTTATTTTGAAAGAGTTCGGGACTGAAAAAGCAACTCAATGGGTTGAGGGTAATAAATCTCACTTGATTACAACTCCAATGCTTTGTAGTGAAAATATGTATGAACACTCTATGAAAACGATATCAACAAAGCTGAAAGCGACGTATCAAACAATAGAGGAGGCAAAAGCGTTCTTCGATCATAATAAAAAACCATTTGTTGAGGACACCGATGAAGAAGTCCGAGAATTCGCCAAATTGATGGAATTTTTCTATACCGGAAGAAAGGTGGACACAGCAATAGTTCCGTCAGAATATGTTGTAAGTTTTCATGACAAATAATACCTGCTATGTTTGTTAGGAGGAATGGTTAGTATGCCGTACAATGCTTTAGGAGATCTGTATAAGATTGAAGTTGTTAAGAGACTTCAGAAAATGGGCTGTAACGTTAAAAGTGTTCATGCCTTGAATTTAATTTTAGAGAAAATGGGCATTCTTGTTCATTCTGGAGATCATTGGCTTACTTCCAAAGAGGGTGTCAAGTACACCATATACAGAAGTCAAGTAGTCGATGCCGATGCATGGCATCCGTCAATTGTTGATGCTGTTTTTGAATATTTACAAAACAACGGAAAAGCCTGAAACATTAAATAAACACTAAGCACTTGCTCCGGCAGGTGCTTTTTCATGCCCTCACGGAGGAGGTGAACCGCATGGCAAACAGAATCAAGGGCATCACCGTTGAGATTGGCGGCGATACAACCAAGCTGTCGAAGGCTCTGGAAGGTGTCAATAAAAACATCAAGAACACGCAGACGCAGCTCAAAGACGTGGAAAAACTGCTGAAGCTCGATCCTTCCAATACGGAACTGCTCTCGCAGAAGCATAAGCTCCTCGCCGATGCGGTGACAGCTACCAAAGAAAAGCTGGAAACCCTGAAAACAGCAGCAGAGCAAGCAAATCAGGCGCTTGCCAACGGCGACATCTCGCAGGAGCAGTATGATGCACTGCAGCGTGAGATCATCGAAACGGAACAGGAGCTTCAGAATCTCCAGCGTGAGGCGGAGGCTTCCAGCACGGCGCTTGCCAAACTCGGTCAGGCGGGTGAAATGCTCGAAAAGGCTGGCGACAAAATCGCCGATGTCGGTACGACACTGACCGCTCATGTGACCGTCCCCATTGCGGCAGCGGGTACAGCAGCCGTAAAAACCGCAGCGGATTTCGATTCTGCAATGTCGAAGGTCGCTGCTGTATCCGGTGCCACCGGTGATGAGCTGGACGCACTGCGTGATAAAGCCCGTGAAATGGGCGCAAAGACCAAGTTCTCCGCTTCGGAAGCCGCTGATGCCATGAACTACATGGCAATGGCGGGCTGGAAAACCGGAGATATGCTGGAAGGTATCGAGGGTATCATGAACCTTGCTGCCGCTTCCGGTGAAGACTTGGCGACTACTTCGGATATTGTAACCGACGCTCTGACCGCTTTCGGCTTAACTGCTGCCGACAGCGGTCATTTTGCTGATGTGCTGGCGGCGGCATCGTCCAATGCGAACACGAACGTCAGCATGATGGGCGAAACTTTCAAATACTGTGCGCCTGTTGCGGGTTCTCTGGGATTCTCCTGTGAGGATACGGCGCAGGCGATCGGTCTGATGGCGAACAGCGGCATCAAGTCCACGCAGGCTGGTACGTCTCTGCGTTCCATCATGACTGCTCTTGCAGGTGATGTGAAGTTCTGCGGTGATGCCTTCGGCGAAATGGAGATCGCCACCACCAATCAGGACGGCTCGATGCGTGAGCTGAATGACATTCTCGCAGACTGCCGTGTGGCTTTTGCGCAGATGTCGGAATCGGAACAGGCATCGGCGGCGCAGGCGCTGGTCGGCAAAAACGCCATGTCCGGCTTCCTTGCACTGATGAATGCCGCGCCGGGAGATATCGACAAGCTACAGAATGCCATCGCAACTTGCTCAGATGAAGTGGACGGCTACAACGGTGTCACTGAAAAGATGGCTGCCGTCATGCAGGATAACCTCGGCGGTCAGCTCACCATTCTGAAATCACAATTACAGGAGCTTGCTATCAGTTTTGGCGAAATTCTGATGCCTGCGATTCGTTCCATTGTTTCCCGTATTCAGGGGCTTATTGATAAATTCAATGCGCTGTCACCTGCGACAAAGGAAACCATTGTCAAAATCGCACTGGTAGCGGCTGCACTCGGACCTCTCCTTGTGGTGGTCGGAAAAACGATGGTCGGTGTCGGCAAGCTGATGAAGTTTGTCTCCAATCTCCCGACTATTATTGCAGGTGCAAAGGCGGCATTCACTTCCTTCGGCGCTGTGATCGGCGGTATCAGTGCGCCTGTGGTCGCTGTCATTGCAGTTGTTGCTGCACTGGTGGCGGCTTTTGTGCATCTGTGGCGTACCAATGAGGACTTCCGCAATAAGATCACTGCGATCTGGGAACAGATCAAGAGCATTTTCTCCGGCTTCTGTCAGGGCATCGTTGACCGTATCAATGCGCTGGGCTTCGATTTCAAAAATATCACTGAGGTCATCAAAGCTGTATGGGACGGACTCTGCAAGTTCCTGAAACCGGTCTTTGAGGGGCAGTTCCAGCAGATTGCAAATACCTTCAAAGCCGTGACAGACATTATCCTGAGTATTCTGGATATTTTCGTCGGCATCTTTACCGGCGACTGGAGCAGAGTGTGGGACGGCATTAAGGGCATCTTTGCTGCAGTATGGAATTTCATCAAAGATACGCTGAAAAATGCGCTGAATATGATCTGCGGTATTTTCGGCACTGATCTTGGTGAAGTAAAAGAATTCTGGGTGAACGTCTGGACGAGCATCAAGAACTTTTTCGTCAACATCTGGAACGGTATAAAGAACTTTGTAAGCACAGTCCTCAATGCGATCAAGAACTTTTTCACAACTATCTGGACAGGCATCAAGAACTTTTTTGTCGGTATCTGGACGGCGATCTACAATGACGTAAGCGCAAAAATCAATCTCATCAAAACGATTATTACTGTGGTCTGGAATGCCATTCATACAGCGATCAGCACGGTGCTGAATGCAATCTGGTCGGTTATCACAACTGTATGGCAGACCATTTACGACTTTATCTCTCCGCTGCTGGAGGCATTCAGGTATCTGTTCGAGACGATTTTTGAAGCGATCCATGTAATTATCAGCCGCGTGATGGACTGGATTCACGAGAAAATCACCACGGCATGGGAGAATATCAAGGCTGTTGTGACGATCGTGCTTGAGGCGATCAAGAGCGTTATTGAAACGGTATGGAATGCGATTCATACCGCAATCACAACGGCGATGGACGCAATCAGCAATGTCATTTCTACAGTCTGGAACGCGATCTCCGGCTTTATCTCCGGCGTGGTCAATACGATCTGGTCTGTGATCTCCAGTATTTGGAACAGCATCAAGGATCATATCACAAATACACTGAATGCGATTCATGCGGTCGTATCGGCGGTGTGGAATGCAATCAGCGGATTTATTTCCGGTGTGCTGAATACCATTTCTTCCGTCGTTTCTTCTATCTGGAACGGCATCAAAAATACAGTCACTAATATTCTGAACACGATCAAAACTACGGTATCGAATATCTGGGACAGCGTGAAAAATGCCGTAACGCAGAAGATCACGGCGATTAAAGACACGATCGTTAACGGCTTCAATGCTGCGGTGAACTTCATCAAGAACCTTGGTTCACAGGCGGTACAATGGGGCGCAGATATCATCAATAATATCGTGAGCGGCATCAAAAGCAAGATCAACGCTGTAGCAGATGCCGTCAAGGGTATTGCAGACAAGATTCGCTCCTTCCTACACTTCTCTGTACCTGATGAAGGACCTCTTGCGGATTTTGAAAGCTGGATGCCGGACTTTATGCAGGGACTGGCAAAGGGCATCGACAAGAGCAAAAAGTATGTGGAGGCGGCTGTATCCGGTGTGGCTGATGCCATGACGCTGACAATGCAGTCCGGTCTGAATGTTGATATGTCCGGGCGGGGAGCCCCCGCTGGCGATTACGGCGCAATGATGAACGGCGGCGCAAGAGCAACGGTCATCAACAACTACAATAACGACAACAGCCGGACAGTGAATCAGACCAATAATAGTCCGAAATCGCTGTCACGGCTGGAGATTTATCGCATGACAAGGAATGCGCTGAATGTGTGATGGGGTGGGCTTTTGCCTGCCCTATTGCTTCGATAAATCATAATTTAGGCTTATAAAGGCACTTGGTATCTCTATCATAAACATAATCGGGAAGTTCGTCAGTATCTGTTACACTCCAATGAAACATTCTGCAAAAAAGCTGGGTAAAATTGTCTGTTCTCTTATCATATAGAGTTTCAGCTTCCATTAGTTGCCTTTTCAATTCTGAAATATCCTCTGTTTTTCCAATCAAGCGTGTATCATACTTATAATGTTCAATCTCTAATACCATAAGTTATTTTACCTTTAAATTCCGATTTAGCGCAGAGAGCCCGCGCTACGTTTTTTTCTATTATAGCACATTCATTCCGAAAAAGTAAAGGGGGTGCAACCATGTTTTTCAAACTTATCCTCGAAAATGCCAACGGCGATCGTGTTGATATGACCGCCACGGCAAATCAGTATATGACATCGCGGGTGGAAGGACTAAATCCTCCCACCGGCACGATCAGCACCTCCAGCTATGCGGGCATGGACGGAAGCTACCTGAACAATGCTTTCATAGAAAAGCGGAATGTCGTCATTTCCTTTGAGATGCGTGGTGTGGGCGTGGAAGCCCGAAGGCATCAGCTATACAAGGTGGTCAAGCCTTCCCGCTACATCAAGATTTACTACGCAACCGCAGGCATTGACGTGTTTGCAGAGGGCTATGTTGAGTCCTGCGAGGTACAGAACTTCGAGATGCTTACAACCGGGCAGATTTCTATTCTCTGCCCGGATATTTATTGGTATTCCACGACTTCGGTCATGGCTTACTACTCGCAGATCACGGGAGCGTTCACATTTCCGTTCCCGACGGAGAGCAACCCGGAGCCGTTCATTCTCGGTAAGTACAACACGCAGAACATGATGACCATTGTCAACGACGGCGATGAAATCGGCTTCACACTGGTCATTGAAGCGCTGGAGGATGCCCGTTCTCCTACGCTGTATAATGCGGACACGGACGAGTATCTGCAAATCACCGGCGACATTCTCGCAGGCGATATTATTACGGTGACGACTAAGACGGGAAACAAGACCGTCACGCTCGACCGTGGCGGCGTTAAAACCAATATCATCAACCGGCTTGTTTCCGGTTCGACTTGGCTGACACTGCGTGAAGGAAAGAACCGCTTCTATCTCCGGGGAACAGGCTTACAGAATCTGAGAGTGACTATCGTCCACACAAACGCTTATCTGGGGGTGTGATATGCAGATTGAAGTGTATAACATGGAAGCAGATGAAAGCAATCTGACGATCACACTGGAAGCAGTGTGCGATAGCTTTTCCTCGCTCCTGTGGGATATTGAATACTATCAGTGCGGCAGTTTTGAGGTGTATATCGCCGCCAATCCGCAGAACATTGAGATTTTTCAGACCGGCAGAATCGTCGGTCGTGATGACGATAACCAGCACTTTGGCATCATCGAATCGGTGCTGATCAATACAGATATTGAAAACGGCGACTACCTGACAGTGCGTGGTCGTTTTTTGATGTGTCTGCTGGAACGGCGCATCATTCATCCAACCTACAACGTCACAGCGGCAAAGGCATACAGTGAGATCGTCCGGGAGGTCGTGACACAGAATGCGCTGCTCTCGGATAACCGCAGGATTCCGGGACTTTCCCTCGGAACGGTTACCGGCACCTGCTGGGAGCAGACCGCAACGCTGCAAATCTCATACACAAATCTGATGCAGTGGGTGTATACGATCTGCGAGAAGCTCGGCGGCACAGCGAATATCCGGCTGGTGAAATCCTCCGGTGAGCAGTACCGCATGGAGTTCGACCTATCCGAAGGCACTAACCGTAGCATCATGCAGGCGGATAATCCGCATATTATCTTCTCCGACGCATACAGCAATCTGCTCTCGTTCAGCTATGCGGAGGACGCTTCAGTAGAGCGAAATTTCGCCTATATCTTCGGTCAGGGCAAGGGCGATGAACGCAAGCGCACCACATATTGTGACGGCGATGAGCCGACCTACCTTGACCGCTATGAAGTGTATGTGGATGCGGACGATATTTCCGAGACAGAGCAAGTCGAGGGTGAAACAATACCAATTCCGGAGGAGAAGTATCTGGAACTGCTGCGCACTCGCGGCTCGGAGCGTCTGGTACTGCCGAAAACGGCATCGGAGTCGGACATCGCAGCGCACAATACGCAGTATGTATACAACCGCGATTATTTCGTCGGCGACTATGTGACGGTGCAGCACCGGCGCTTCGGCATGCTGCAGCCGCAGATACAGCTCATCGGCATGATCGAGGGCTTCGACCAGAACGGCAGAAGTCTGACACCAACTTTCAAGGAGGCATGATATATGGCTTTTTACAGCGGATTTTTCAATTCAAAAGGGCTTGACCGCACCTATACGGCGGAGGACTTCACATCGTATCTTTCGTCTATCATCTGCAACGGCATCCTCGATACCTACGGGCAGATGTTTAAGCTGACCGCAGCATCTTCCGGTCTGAAAGTGACGCTCGGCACCGGCAAGGCGTGGATCAATGGGCATTATTTCATCAATGATGCGAGATACAGTATTGACCTGACACAATATCAGGATGAATCTCTGCCGCGTTATGTGGCAATCGCCATTCTCCTTGATGTAGGAGAATCCGTCCGCAGCGTGTCTCTCGAAATCACTCCCGGAACGCCTGCGGAGAATCCGACTCTGCCTTCACTGCCGACAGATGAAAATAAAACCCGACTGCTCATGTATGCGGTACGCCTGAATCCCGGTGCAACGGAATTGTCCGACCGTGACTGGTGGGATTATCGTGAGGATAAGAACGTCTGCGGTTACTGCAAGTGCATCCTCGGCAAATGCAAGGTCACTGAGCTGATGTCACAGATGGCACAGCTTATCGCCGAAATTTCGGAATATAATAAGAAAATTGAAGATCTCACAAATAAAGTTGAGATTCTTCAGACAAAGGTCGATGATCTCACGGGCGATATTGTTGAAACAGGTGAAATCGGCGAAAATGCGTACTATGTGCTGTACTCAAATGGAAGACTTCTTCTGCGTGGAAGCGGTGCAACCTATGATTACGAGATCGGCAGATCGCCGTTCTGGGAACGAGAGGATATCCGTTCGCTTGTGATCGGCGAGGGCATCACAGCAATCGGCAGCAGTGTGTTTGAACGATGCCCCAATATGGCAACCGCCAGCCTTCCGACAAGCCTTACCGAAATCGGAAAGCGTGCATTTTTCATGTATAATCAAGGCGGCCTGACCGAGCTGAATATTCCGTCATCCGTAACAACCATCGGCGAGAAGGCATTTTCCTGTGAGGCTCTCACATCCGTTACACTCCCCGCTACGCTCACGACCCTCGGCAACTACCTTTTCATGGACAGCAGTACGCTGACAACTGCAAGAGTCGAATGCTCCGAGGTGCCGGGATTCTGCTTTGTCCGCTGTACCAATCTGCAAAATGTTACCCTAAGCCATAATGTGACGAGCATCGGCTCACACTGGATCAATTACTGTAATCGGCTGACGCAGATCACCTATGAGGGCAGTCTGGACGATTGGGCGACGGTGTCGAAGGGGACGAGCTGGGACGGTCGCAGCGGTCAGCTGACAGGTACACTTGTGAGAATCAACTGCCTTGACGGATTTATGGAGTATGATGACGAAAACAATGCGTGGGTGGAGGTGCGTGACTGATGTGGAAATTTCTTGTGAAAAATCAGAGCATTGAGATCATGGAGCGTGAGGTGCTGGCAGATCACCAGATCCAGTATGTGCAGTTCAAATTCACCTTTGACGGTGACTGGAAGCATTTTCACAAGGTGGTTCAGTTTTCGCAGTGCGATGAGGTATATTCCGTTGTTCTCGGAACAGATGGAACGACCTTGTATCTGCCTGCGGAACTTCATGCCGGTGTGGTGAAAATGTCGGTATTCGGCTACAATATGGAATCCGATACAACAGTGAGAGCGACAACCGTTCCAGTCACGCTGAATATCCGTGAATCCGGCTTTGAAGGTGATGATCCACCCATCCCGCCGACCCCTGATCTGTATACGCAGCTTCTGAAGCGTATTGAAGATGCAGAGCACGGTCTTGACGGCAAATCCGCCTACGAGATTGCGGTGGAGCATGGCTATGTCGGCACGGAGGAGGAATGGCTGGCATCATTGCACGGCAAGGACGGCATTACGCCGGATATGTCCGAGTATCCGAAAACTTCTGAGGTGACTTCCATTGTGGAAACCGTCATAGCACCTATGGCTGCCGATGCACACACACATGATAATAAGGCGGCATTGGATTCTCTGACACCGGAGCTGTTCACGGAATTGTACGAGCTTCAGCAGTTTGAGGATCAGACGAAAGAATCGCTCCATACGCTGAAAGAGTCCGTGGACAATTTCAGCAACACAGCGCATACCCATGAAAACAAGGCGGTGCTGGATAAAATCACACAGGAAATGCTTGACGATATGGCTTCTATTGCAACAGTTGTCGGGCAGGCGCACTGGCATCACAACCTCTCAACGCTGAACGGAATCACCGAGTCACATGTCACACGTTGGAACGACGCATACACAACAGCCATGAATCTGACGGAGCGTGTGGGGGTAAATGAGGGCGTGTTCGAGCGTTTCAAGACCGAGATCCTCTACGATATGCAGGGCTGCCGCACATCCATTTCGGATATCCTGAACCGCCTGTCTGCCGTGGAGACCGAGCTGTCCGGAGTTGAAGATGCGCTTGCGGCTATTGTGGAGGTGACGACATGAGCATTGCAAATTATCTGACGGCGCTGGATGCGCAGCGCGACCAGCTTGCGCGTAACCTTGTAACAATGGGTGTTCAGGCATCGGAGTCTGAAAAGCTGAATACCCTCGTGCCGAAGGTGCTGCAAATTCCGACATCACGACCGGAAACGACACTGTTCCATTCCGGCAGTGATGCGCTTCAGACCTACGGCGAACTGGTCTACACCTACTATGTGGACGGCTACCGCAGCATTGCTGGCTTTGCAGATGTGTATCCGCATTTCTGCTGCGCGGAGAATGCCTATGCGCTTTCCTATAATCAGCCGGACTTCAACTGGGGCGCTGTCATTTACACCATGTGTATCACTCCGGTACGCATCACGCCTGCAAGCAGAATTCTGTTCACCTATAAGTCCGGCTCGACCGATGCAGGTGAAATGTGGCTGGCGCGCAAGAGCAGTCAGCAGATGTCGCCTGCGGAAACGGCGAGATACATCCACGAAAAGCTCAGTGGCGGTGAGGCGATTTCCGTTCCGTTCGGCTGGCTCGGCTCCGTCGGCAACTATATCTCTGTCCTGCATGACTGCAGCGGTGTATCTGCTGACGAATATTATCTCGCATGGAAAGCGGTGACAGACAATACAAGCCCTATGATCAGGACGGTCAAGGTACTGGAGGTGACAACATGAAAGGAAGTATCTGTACGGTGATCGGCGCAATCGGCGGCGGAATTGCAGCCCTGTTCGGTGGCTGGGATTCTGCGCTGGTAACGCTCATCATCTTCATGGGCATTGACTTTGCTACCGGAATAATTACCGGAGCGATGGGCAAGTCCAAGCACAGCAAGACCGGAAAGCTGAACAGCAAGGCTGGCTGGTACGGGCTTGCGAAGAAAGGCAGCATTCTCATGCTCATTATTGTGGCGGTGCGTCTGGATATTCTTCTCAATACGAATTATGTGCGTGATGCGGTCTGCATCGGCTTCTGTGTTAATGAGCTGCTGTCCATCGTGGAGAACACGTCGCTGATGGGTATCCCGTATCCGCCTGCAATCAAGAAGGCTATCGAGGTGCTTCAGAAGAGAGCGCAGCACATTGATGACGATATTCAGAAAATGATCGATGATATGGAGGATGATAAGAAATGATTAAGACTTACAAATTTGATGATACCACACAAATCACCCAGCATTTCAATGCAAAAGAATTCCGCTGCAAATGCGGCAAGGAGCATGAGTTTGGTATCTCCAACGAACTTGTGAATAAGCTGGAGAAATTATACGCCGCACTCAACTGCTCAAAAATCATTGTGACCTCCGGCTACAGATGCCCCACACACGACAAGAATGTGGGCGGCAGCGGTACCGGACAGCATACACTCGGCAATGCAGCGGACATCTGCTGCTACGGTCAGGACGGACAGCCGATCAGTTCAAAAATCGTCTGTCAAAAAGCACAGGATATCGGCTTCACTGGCATCGCAAACATTACCGCCGCATATATCTACACGCATGTGGATGTCCGCCCTAATGGTAAGTGGTACGGCGATGAAGTTCACAGCAACGGCTCTGTGACCGATGATTTTTACAAGTATTTTGCCGCTGATACTGCGGATAACCACAAAGAGGCTGATACTATGAAAGGTATCGATGTGAGCGTCCACAACGGTGATATCGACTGGGGCAAAGTGAAAACTGACGGTATCGACTTTGCGATTATCCGTGCAGGCTACGGCAGGCTGGCATCACAGAAGGATGACCGTTTCGAGGACAACTACGCAGGCGCAAAGGCTGCCGGTATTCCGGTCGGTGCTTACTGGTACAGCTATGCCATGAGCGAGGACGAGGCTCGTCTGGAGGCTGATGTGTTCCTGTCTGTTATCAAGGGAAAGCAGTTTGAAATGCCTGTCTATTTCGACCTTGAGGAAAAGAAGCAGTTCGACCTCGGCAAGGAAAAGGTCTCTGCAATTATGAGGGCATTTCTGGAACGTGTCGAATCCGCCGGCTATTTCACCGGACTCTACGACTCGGCATCCTCGCTTACTACGCATACTGCCGATGACATTAAGTCCCGCTACACGATCTGGCTGGCACACTGGTGTAACCAGACAAATTACACCGGCGCTTACGGCATCTGGCAGCATTCCGAGAAAGGCAGCGTGGACGGCATCAACGGCAATGTGGATCTGGATATCTGCTACAAGGATTTTCCCACGATCATCAAGGCAAAGGGACTGAACGGCTGGGCGAAATCTTCCACGCCTGCGCCCGATGTGCTGGGTACCGCAGCGGTTACTATCACTATCGGCAATGACACTTACAAGGGAACGCTTGTGAAAGCGTGATTTTTTTCGGGCAGGGGTTATTCTCTGCCCACTATTTTTTCTATATGTGGGGGTGTGAGCGAATGACAAATAAGCAGAAAGAAAAGATCAGCGTACTGCGGCAAGCCGGTACAAGCTACAAGGAAATCGCTGAACAGCTTGATTTATCCGTTAATACTGTAAAATCATACTGCCAGCGGCATGAACTGCAAACATATGTGAAGGTCAGAAACAGCCTGCGTTTGTGTATGCAATGTCACGCTGAAATCCCTCAGACACCGAAACGCAAGGCAAAAAAGTTCTGCTGTGACAAGTGCCGTCAGCTATGGTGGACTGCGCATTCAAATCTGATTCACTGCGTATCCCTTGTGAATCACACCTGTCCGGTCTGCGGAAAAACATTTCAAGCATATAAAAGCAAGCACCGCATTTACTGTTCCCGTACCTGCTACGGAAAATCCAAGGAGGTAACGCATGAATAGTGACACTTTTAACGCCCTCTTCCGCTATCAGCTTGTTCTGACATGGGTGCGTTCGCTGCTGAAACGTTCCCTTATCACCAAGGCAGAGTACGCCAAAATTGATACAATGATAGCGCAGAAATACGGCATATCTTCGTGCAGCATATTCCGCTGAAAACCGTTGACTTTTCGCCGATTTAGAGCGAATATGGTAAACGAAGGAGGTGGTTTTTGTGGAACGAATCATTCAGAGGGTTCAGTTCCCCAATGCACAGAAAGTAAAGCTGCTGAGAACGGCAGCCTACGCCAGAGTTTCAAGCAGTAAGGATGCAATGCTGCATTCCCTTTCGGCACAGGTCAGCTATTACAATTCTTTCATACAAAGCAATCCGGAGTGGTTATTTTGCGGCGTGTACGCAGATGAAGCCCTGACCGGAACCAAGGAAAACAGGCAGAATTTTCAAGAATTGCTGTCTGAATGCCGTGCTGGACGCATCGACCTTATCATAACAAAGTCGATTTCCCGTTTCGCACGAAACACCGTCACGCTGCTGGAGACTGTCCGTGAGCTGAAAGAACTGGGTGTGGATGTCTATTTTGAAGAGCAGAATATCCACTCGATCAGTCCGGACGGAGAATTTATGCTGACGCTCTTGGGCTCGTATGCACAGGAGGAAAGCTACTCCGCCAGCGAAAACCAGAAATGGCGCATCCGCAAGGATTTTGAGTTCGGAAAGGTGAGTACAGTCATCATGCTGGGCTACAAGAGAAACTCGGAGGGCGTACTGGAGATCATACCGGAGGAAGCAGAAACCGTTCGCATGATTTTTGCAGATTTTCTCAACGGAATCGGCAGACAGTCGATTGCGAACAAGCTGAACGAACTGAATATCCTGACGAAAAACGGCTGTCAGTGGACTTCTGAAGCCATTCGCAGGATACTGAACAACGAAAAATACTGCGGTGACCTTATGCTGCAAAAGTTTTACAGCGAAAACCACATCACAAAGCGTAAGATGGTAAACAACGGTGTTCTGCGAATGATTCAGGTTGAGGACGCACATCCCGCGATCATTGATAAGGAAACATTTCTGCGTGTGCAGGAACTTTTGAAGGCAAAACAAGACTATTTCACACCGGATAAGCCGACAAATGTTACCTACCCCTTTACCGGCATGATCCACTGCGGTTGCTGCGGAAAATACTACCGCAGGAAGGTGCAAAAATATAGAACTCTGTGGATCTGCTGGACTTACAACGCACGGGGCAAAAAATTCTGTCCGGAGTCCAAGCAGATACCGGAAGATATTCTGTATGACAAATGCTGTGAAGTCCTGAATCTTGACGAGTTTGACAATGAAGTATTTCAGGACGAGATCGAATATATCTCTGTACCAAAACCGAATGTGTTAACCTTTATCTTCAAAACTGGTGAGAAGCGCACAGTCCACTGGCTTGACCACTCACGCACAGAAGCGTGGACACCTGAAATGCGGAAAAAAGCCGCTGAGCATAGCAAGAAAAGAGGTAAGAAATGTCAAGAGTAACAGTTATTCCGGCAAAACTTGATAGGGCTACATTCATGCCGCTGGATAAGCCCATAAAGCGCAGAGTAGCCGGATATGCACGAGTTTCGACAGACTCCGAGGAACAGCAGACCTCCTACGAAGCACAGGTATCCTACTACACAGAGTACATCCAGAAGCGTGATGACTGGGAGTTTGCAGGCGTGTATACGGATCAAGGAATCTCGGCGACCAATACGAAGCACAGGGACGGTTTTAATCGAATGATCGCAGATGCTTTGGACGGAAAAATTGATTTGATCGTAACTAAATCAGTATCTCGTTTCGCACGAAACACTGTGGACAGCCTGACAACCGTCAGAAAGCTGAAAGAAAAGGGCGTTGAGGTCTATTTCGAGAAGGAGAACATCTACACGCTGGACTCAAAAGGAGAACTTTTCATCACCATTATGAGTTCTTTAGCGCAGGAAGAAAGCCGATCTATTTCGGAGAATGTGACATGGGGTCAGCGAAAGCGTATGGCGGATGGCAAGGTCACAATGCCTTACGGACGATTCTTAGGATATCGTAAGGGAGAGGACGGGCTTCCTGAGATCGTACCGGAGGAGGCTGAGGTTGTTAAGCTCATATACAAGTCTTTCATGGAAGGGCTTTCATACTATAAGATAGCCAAAATGCTGATGGAGAGGGAGATTCCTGCCCCTGCCGGCGGTGAGAAGTGGCACAGACGAACCGTGGAAAGCATTCTCACGAACGAGAAGTACAAAGGCTCGGCACTGTTGCAGAAAAAGTTCACTATGGATTTCCTGACGAAAAAACAGAAGGTCAACGAGGGCGAAGTTCCACAGTATTTCATCGAGGACAGCCATCCTCCGATTATTGAGCCGCAGGAATTTGAGCTTGTGCAGGCGGAAATCGAAAGACGAAAAGGGCTTGGAAAGGAGTACAGCGGCAGTTCCATTTTCTCGGCAAAGCTCGTCTGCTCCTGCTGTGGTGGGTTCTTCGGCTCAAAAGTCTGGCATTCAACTTCCAAATACCGCCGTGTGATCTGGCAGTGCAACCACAAGTTCAAAAACGGAGAGAAATGCACAACGCCACATTTGTATGAAGACGAGATCAAAAAGCGGTTTATTGAGGTGTGCAATCGGATAGCAAGCGACAAGGAGGAGTTTCTGATTTCCTGTCAGCAGATTGTGGAAATGCTTTCTGATACTGCGGCTATCGTCAGGAAAATCGAAGAACAATATATCTACCTGAACGGGCTTGCGGCATCTATGCAGCAGTTCATCCGGGAGAATGCAATGCATCCGCAGGGAGAAGATTTCTATGACACAAAACTGGCGGAATACGAAAAGCAACGCGCTAAAGGTGAAACACGGCTGAAAGACCTGCAAAGCCAAAAGGCTGCAAGGCTCTCACGAAAAGAGCTGCTTGACGGACTGGTAAATGTGCTGGAAGAAAGCGGAATCCTGATTGACAAATTCGATGAACGACTGTGGCGGCTGATGGTGGAGAAGGTCGTTGTGGGAATTGAGGGTGAGCTGACATTCACACTGCGGAACGGCATGGAGATTGAAGTATAAATATACAGTTTTAAGGGGCTGTTGCTGAGATATGATGTGTCTCGGCTGCAGCCCCTCTTTTTTGTACTATAATTGTGGTACTTATGTTTGCGAGAGAGCTGGACTTGAACCTTGAACATAATAAAGATAATTAACTGTAATTTACAGCTTGCAATTCCCACAGTACGGCTGCTCTGAACGCATCCATAATGCTTGTTTTCCTCGTATCTACGCTGTTTTTCAAAAATGCACCCCTCTATCAAAAAAGTTCCAAAAAGAAAACGATAGCTTTTTCTATCGTTTTCCCTTTGACACCCCATTTCAGCTTTTTTCGGTTTTTCAGCGGGTTTTAAGGCTGGTTATGGAAGTAATCGTTTTCCGATTGCCCGTTTTCCTCGCATTTACGACATTGCGAGGGCATGAAAATGCACCCCAACTTTGTATCAAAATTGGGGTGCGAATATGGCTAAAGACTCCAATTTTGATACAATGCACCCTCTGGACGGTCAGGGGGTGCATTTTTGTTTTGGGTAAAAGCTATCGTTTCTGATTGAAAATTGGAGAGGATGCAAATTGCAGTATAACTCTGTATATGTATTGGTAGGGGAATGAATCGAATCAGGTACTTTGAGAAGCCGTTGCCAAATGTTCTGGCATAGAACCAACTATTATTCTTCCGGTATCCACATCGCGGCAAAAGTAAATCCGAATCAAATTTGTGGCTCGGTTGCCATATTTGATATGCATATCCAGTTTATACTTCTTCCCTTCGTGTGAGACAGTGTAATCGCTTTCATGCAATCGAACAGCCTCTTTACCGCTGAAAGAAACTTCCCAGTTTCTCTGGTCAGTATAGAGTGCAAGCTGTTCTTCAGTCATTTTTCCATTTCGAGCGCGTGAATATGCATCCAAATACAGCAAGCCATCACAGAGTAGTGATACATCTAAACCACCCTGATACTTCCGAAGTTCTGTTCTTGCACGCTGTGTAATGACAAGCGTTTCCGGAAAATGTGCTTCTGCCCAATCGCAGACCTCATCTTTATCTGTCGGAAAGTTGGCTGCTATTTCAGCCTTATCCTTATAAAACTGTACCAGCCCCGATGCTTTTTCATATGCAACCTGCCGTGCCTGAAATTCAGCCTGCAATTTCTCGATATAAGCCATTAGTTCGCTGTTCTCATCTCGTGCGTCTTGCAGCTGCTTTTTCGTCAAGCGAAGCATTTCACTTCGCTCACGCAGATCGTTGTCCTGCTGCTCTAATTCGGAAAGACGTGCTTTCAGCTCTGCATTTTCCTGCTGATACAGCGCACAGGATTCCTCCATCGTTTGAGCGGCTTCACGCCGTTCCTGCAAGGCAATAAGATGAGCATCAGCCTGGAATACGACTTTTCCAAAATCATAGGCTCGTCTCTTAGGCAGATTTTGAATATCTAGTTTGAGCTTCTGATAGCAAGTCTCCATATCCTTGCTATATGTGGAATAGCACAAGCGTTCTAATTCCTGACCACGGACACAGATTATAATATCACCGGGCTTTGGATTAAGATGCAGCTTGTTATTAAGAACAGAAAAAACTTTGTCGGAGGCATAGCAGACGATACCATAGCCTTTTAGCTTATCTGCCAGTCTCTCACACGGAAACTCCACACGCCTAACCGGCGATTTTTTTGTCACCATAATCGGAAGAGCTGAAGGCTTTGCATCAGATTTCGGCTTCTCACTTCTAATGAAAAGTTTTGATTTGCCATCAGCTAATGACACTTTGGGTGTAGCGTAATCGACCGGTGTTGAAGCGAAGCTCAAGGATAGCCCATTTATTTTCGGCAATTCAGTTGGAACAGTTGTCTGCTTTTCATCCTCAAATCCCGCATCTGCAATAAGAATCAGCGGATAATCAAACCGTTGGTTTTGAAATGCCACCGCAAAGCGCTCAGCATCTGCTTTTGTATCAATATAGAAAGGCTTAGCATCGAGCACAATCCCCCGATGTGACAGCCTAAACTGAGGATTTACAATGATTGATCGTACAACAGCTGGGCGGAACACCTCACACGGGGCATCACACGAAACAGGTTCCGTTACGATGGTTCGTACACCGCATTCAACTATTCCACCGCACTTGATGAAAGAAATATCCGTTTTAAAGAGTCTTCCCTGGACTGGCAGACGCTCGTTTTCACGACCAATATTCGCACCCATGTCAGTTTCTCGCAACGAAAATGCCCAGATGCCCTTTTCAGGTACATAGGTTACATCTGCCTTCCACCCCAGATCAAGTGTGAATGAACTGAGCTGCGCCTCAGAGAATAATGCATACTCCTCTGGCTCAAGTGTTTGTAATTCAGCTGGGATATCTCCATTCAATCTTGCTCGAATCCAGCTGAACGTTTCAAGTATCAGTCGAAGAAACACCTCAGATTCAGAAAGCTGATCAGAAGTAATCTCTGCATGGAATTGATAGGTTGGGTAACGTTTTAGTCGATGGAGAACAGTCGGTTCGTGTCCCATGATACAGCCTCCCTTCATGACAAATCCAATAGTTCAACCATATTATGGTGTAGTCAAAACAGCTTTCTTTTCATAGGCGATCCACAGACAGCACATTTACCGTCCTTAAATCTATTACTGCCACATTTTCTGCATATTATTCCCTCGTGAATTTCAATCGGTGTTGGGAACGGATGCGTTTTTCTGTTTGACTGATTACATTCTATGCATGGATTATGTATGCACTTAATCTTGCCGAGATGATATGGACACGTTTTACATTTATTCATGTCACACCTCACTTAGTAATCTTGTGAAATACTTATGATTTTATTGAAAACCAATATAAAAGCACAGTGATGAAGCCTAATCAGAAAACGATATATTTAAATATCCCCAATGCTTCTTACTGTCAATAAGCATATTTGTTTTGAGTGCATATATCATATTCTGAAGGCATAAAAGATAGCGAAAAGCTCGGTCAGCTTCCATGCGATTAAGACTATTTTCAACGATGTTCATCAATCGATTCATACACTCTACCTTTGGCTCATATTTTTTTGAATCCTTGGATAACAATGCTGTTAACATCATCCTGAAACGCTTGTCATAGCATTTTCCCCGAAGAAGAACATACATACGGCGTAGGAGTGTAATTTGGTCTTCAAGAGATGCGGGTTCTAACTGTAAATCATTCAT